TCTGCGGGTACTGGGTGGAAACGCCGCCGAGGAACGTCACTGCCGCACTGTTCTGCGGGAACGAGTTGACGGTCGCCAAAGCGTGCGCCGAAGTGTAGATCGCCGGAGAGATCTTCACGTTCAAGTATTCGCTTGAGGCGGCGGTGATGTCTTCCGTCACCACGAACTGCTGGAGCGAGCCGGTGGACTCGCGGGTCTGCGGGTTGACCGCAAACACGTTCGCAATGGTGAACACATCACCCTTCTTGAGGGTTTCGCCCGTCACGCCGTTAAGGGTGATGGTCGAGGCGCCCTGCGTGGACACCGTGCCCTTCACCGTAACGCTGGCCGCAGCGCGGCTGCCGGTCGTGAACTGCTTGATCGACTGCGACATATTGAGTTCGTTGAACCCAAGGATGCCTTCGCCGAACATACCGTTCTTGAACTGCGCCGAGATGGTGCTGACGGGGTTGAACAAGCCCTTCATGCCCTCAATGAGCGCAGCGTTCGCGGCCGGGTTAACGGTCACGTAGCGCGGCGACATCACGGCAGCGGCTTCGTTCAGCTTCTGCTGGGCGGCGAGCAGCACCTGCGTCGAGGACGGGGTGGTGCCGGGGGTGCCGACCGACTGGAAGATACCGTTGAAGCTGTTCGCCACGTCAGCGTCGATGGACGCCGCAAGCTGCGAGATACGCGGCTTGAGAACACGCTCAGCGAAGTCGTCCAACTGCATCGTCATTTCGGCAGTCGTAAAGTTGACGCCGATGTGCTTCTGCGAAGCGACGGTAAGGGTCGTGAACTGCTCGTTGTCGTCCTGCACCTGGAGGGCGGCACCGTCAGTCACAAGGGCGCGGTCCGGCAAACGGATACGCAGCGTGGTGCCGATCTTGGCGCCTTCCACAGCGTAGCTGTTGTCGTACTGGCGGTTGACATTGCGGGTGATCACAAGGTTGTTCTCGAGAATCTCGAGCGCCTTCCTCGTGATCATGTCAATAGTAAGAAGTGTATTAGCCACGGAATTACTCCTAGTAAATGGTTAACGTCTTTGCGCCGATTCCCACTGCTTGATCTGGCGACGACGTTCGGCCTCAATCCATTCCGACGTACTCATGGCCGTTACCGACCGGGGGTCCGTCGTCTCGTAGGTGCCGTTCGCCGTGCCTCTAGCCGTTACCGGCTTCAGCGGGGGCGGTGCGCTGGTTGTCTTTTTGACTGGCGGATTGTCGGTCAATTTGACCTCAATCTTGCCAATCTCTTTGGCTTGCAAGTACGGCGACAGGCGGGAAATACGTTCTGCTTCGCGGGGGTTGGCGCCTAAGTAGTAGGCTACGTCGGGGCCAATCTCGCTTGCTTGAATCGTCTGTGCCATCACGGTCGTAATCGGTAGCGCCGGGTTGTACGCGACTTGTGCAAAGTCGTCGTACTTCTCACGCGCCGCCTCTTCGCGGTCGTAATAGCCGTTCAAGAGTTCGGCCTGTTGCCGCTCGGCTTCCCGCTTGGCAAGCAGTTCTTCGGCCTTACGGACAGCAAGGGCTTCCGCGTAGGCGTCTGGGTCTGCTTCCCTGTCGGGCAGTTCTGCGGTGGCGTCGGCTTTCGTCGGCGCCTTCAGTGCCTGCTCTCGTTCCCACTTGCGACGTTCCCGTGCAAGTCTTTTGCCTACCATTGCGTCCAACTCTTCTTGAGTGAACGTCTTGGCGGGCTTCTCTTCCGGCGTAGCCGCTGCTTCCGCAGCAACTTCGGGCTCTGGGGCCGCCGTGACCTCCAGTTCCGGCGCGGCTTCCGCCGCTACTTGCTCAACCAACTGATTTTCGTCAGCCATTTGTGTTCCTTTTGGAACCCTGGTCGTTCGGGCCAGTACGGGTAAAACAATATCCTATGCGTTGTTATTCTGCAACGCTTGCCCACGGCAGCGGAGGGCTGACGGGAGCGGAAAGTGCGCGTTCAAGATCGTCTTGGACCTTGGCTTCAATGACTGACTTTTCTAGCCCGTCGCCAAAGCAAAATCCCAAAACGGCCTCTTCGGTCAATTTGTCGTAAGGGGTAAAGTTTCCCGACGGGGCGCCAAGGGTGGTGGCTCCCGGCCAAACCGCTACTTTGTCGCCGTCGATGGCTTTGCAGACCCACCGAACCATTGTGATGGCATCAAGGTATTCGCCTACCTTTGCCGTATCTACGCTAACAACATTCCAGTTAACCATGTCGCACCTTTAGGTCAGCGCAGCGGTTGAAAGCCAGCCGGTTCCAATTTTGTAGACGTAAATCTTGTTGTTGGTGCTGTCAAAGTACATTGGCGCATTGCCAGTCACCAGATCTGCCGGAGTTCCAGTCGGAGCGCCAGCCGCCGAAGGAATGTTAGGGAAGCCTTCGGTCATCGTGGTGGTGCCGGCAGGGAACGTTAAATTTTTACTGATTAGCACTCTTCCGGCGGCGCCAATTTCCATGCGCGGAACGTTATTGGTCAGAAGCGCCCACGGATGATTTGAAGTAGTGCCGTTAAATGCAAACGTGCTTGCCGCGTAGCCCACGATCTGAGTGACCGTGCCATCTGTAGCAATCGACTGCGGACCGCCCGTAGTGCTTTTGAAGGACGCCGCAGGCACATCCCCCGTATCAACGGTCAGCGCGTAAGTCGTCGGGTTTGCGCCGATGCCAAGGTTCGGGATGTTGTTGTTGAGCGCGACAGGATTGTTGTTCAGCGTGATATTGGCAAGAAACTGATTACTGCCGGCGATCAGCGAATTACCAATAAACCGATTGGTTGCCGCATCAAATCCATGACCGGAATCGCGCACGGCTTGTTGGGTAAACGTCCCATTTGGAGAAAGGAATGTGTTACTCAGAACATCGACGTACTTCGACCAGCCGCGCACGAGATAAACATTATCGACCGTTCCGTCAAATGCTGAGTCCGCCAAAAAGTCAAACGTCGTGGTGCCGGATACCGCAGTAATGTATTCGGTGTAAGTTCCAGACGCACTTCGAGAGGTTCCGGTGACCGTCGTCCCGCCCGTAAAGCGCGGCGTAATTGTGCCGGCGCTGCGGGTGATGGTGTAAGTCAGCTTGTAAGTAACGCTTGCAGCCGTCGGAATAGTCAGCGTCTGTGCAAGCGAAGACTGCGTTCCCGGAGACTTCGTTGCTACGCCAGCGCCAATGCTCCAGCCGGTGCCAGTAATCCAGCTTGCGCCGCTTGCGAACGTGTTGTTTGCCAGCATCTCGTTTCCGGCAAACTCAATGGCGCCTCGCGCCGCGCCCGACGTAGCGCCACAATCAGTAAATGTATTACCTTGAATTGTAAGGCGCTCGCCACCGTTAATCGTAACAGCATAGTCGCCCGTGCCATTGACGTTACGAAACGAGTTATTAGTCAGCGCAAGATCGTAAACAGCGGTGTTGGGCCAGCCGATAATGGACACAGACCCACCGACAAAAACGTTGCCGTCAATGATAGTGTCATTGAGGTTCCACACCGTAAATGCGCGGCCGGGACCGGCGCTCGGAAACTTGATGTAGTTGTTAAGGATGCGGATGCCCAGGTTTGGGTACGCTTCCGTAATTGGCGGGATCGGGGTTGGCGTAGCAAACGGATTGCCAAGTTCAAAAAATACGCCGTAGGTGCTGTCGCCTGGTGCGTTTGGCGTGTCGATGTAGTTGCCTTCGACCACAAACCCGTTTGGCGGGGTCGTCCACGTTTGGATCGGCAGAAATATCGTGATTGCAGCAACGCCGCCGCGGCAGTCATAGATGCGATTGTTGCGAATGCTGATGTTGCGAATGATGTGATAGACGTTATCGTCCGGCTCAATATCAATCGCGCCCGGCATATTGCTACGGGTGCAACGCGTAAAGTAGTTGTTCTCAATCGTGACGCTAGTGCCGTCGATGACGCTCACGCCGTTACGGTTGTCGTTGTTAACGCCGTCGATGTAGCAGTTGCTAATCGTTACGTCGATGTTGTGGCGCTCTTGGCCGGCCAGATCGCCGCTACCAATGTAGATGCCGTCGCCTCGGAAGCCGACAATTTCGCAGTTGTCGATGAGGCAGTTGCGAACACCGCTGAACGAAATAAGGTGGACAAACTCGCTGAAGCCTGCCGTTGCGACCGTGCCCAGAATCTTGATGTTTTGCACCACCAAGTTTTCGACATACGTGGAGGCAGACCCGGAGTTAGCGTAAAGGGCGCCTTGGCTTGTTGCTGTTCCGGTGTACAAAATGACCGATGACGCGCCTTCGCCAAAAACCATGTTGTTGCTTTTTAGCGTGATCGGGCTGGTAACTTTGTAAGTGCCGCTTGGGAAAAACACGCCGTTGGCGGCAGTACACGCGGCTTGCACAGCGGCGGTATCGTCCGTCACGCCATCGCCTGTTGCCCCATACGCCTTGACGTTGACGGTCGGGCCAAGCGAATTAACGGTCGCTTTTTTCGTGATGTTGCCTTGAACAATAGGCGCAAGTTCCGCCCCGGTCAGCGGCAGACTTGCTACGGGCAACTCACTAATTTTTATAACGGCCATAATTAGCCCTCTGATTCAACCCACGCCTGGGCGGCTTCGTCCCAAGTATACATTTTGGGCGGTTCGCCCGTGCCAGCGTCAGACGGCATCGGCACCGGAGCCTGCCAGTTGCAGTCGGCATCGAGCGTCCATGACGGATACGGCTGCGGCGGGATAAAGGCATCCAGCGCGGCATCGTACTTGTAGCCGATCCCGGCGTAGTGCTTGCGGATGTTCCCGTTGTAGGAAGTCTGCTTCCAGTTGCCGCCGAGCAGCTTCTGGCAGAACGCCACGCCGATGCTTTCCAGTTCGTTGCCGTCAGCGTCAGCCGTGTCCTTGTTAGCGACAACGATGACCTGCTGAACCACGTTGTTTTCGTCAAGTTCTGCAAAATGCGCCATGTATCACCAAGTAATTGAACCAGAACCAGTCCATCTGTAAATGCGATTTCCGCCAGATACTGTAACTGTTGGCGACCCAGTTGTTGACGCAGCGGCTGCATACGCATCGGAGTAACGAATAATTACGACACCCGAGCCGCCGTTTCCGCCAGTATTTGCACCGCCACCACCACCGCCACCACCGCCTCTATTGGTAGCGGCACTTGTTCCGGCTCCTCCGCTAGATCCGTCTCCTCCGCCGTCTATTCCAGCGCCGCCGGTTCCGCCCGCTTCATATAAACCGCCGCCGCCACCGCCGGAATAAAGCGTCAATGAGCCAGAAATGCTAGATGAAGTTCCGCCGCCGCCGCCGCCAGAAACATTATTAGCTGTAGCGTTTCCACCAGCCGTGTTTGAGCCACCGCCACCGCCACTTGAATATGGGGGGCTGGTATAGCCCGCATTGCCACCACCGTTATTGCCTTGCCCAGATGTTCCAGCCCCGCCCGTCGTCGTGCCGCTTGCCGACGCACCGCCGCCGCCGCCAGATCCACCGGCTCGACCAGTCGGACTTCCAGCGTTGATGGTTGTACCACCACCACCACCGCCCGTTGAAGTTATGGTGCTAAATACTGAATTGCTTCCGTCAGACCCTGGGGAGCCGGTTAAGCCGGTACTTCCGCCCGCTCCGCCGCCGCCTACGGTGACGGTGTAAGTTGTGCCTTTAGAGACAGAAAGGCCAGTTGCAGTTCTAAATCCACCAGCACCGCCACCGCCACTAGCACCGCCACCACCGCCAGCAACAACCAAATACTCAACAGACGGAGGGGCTGCCGCCCCGAATGTGCTGCCGAGCAACGCTAGATGAATCCCACCCATGGCTTAACTCACGTTGCCGGAGATAACGCAAACTGTTCCCGAAATAAACAATATCGTTGCCACACCTCGAGTTGCCAGAGTCACCGTAGCCTTATCCGCATCCGTACCTGCGATATACGCCGTCGTAATCGTGCAGGTAATCGTCACGTTGCCGGAGGTGTTGTTGAAGATCGACAACACATCGCCAGTTGCAAACGTCGCATCGGGGATCGTGATGGAACCGGACGCGCCGACCTCGATGAACTTGCCGACATCTCCGGTTGCCAGCGAGTAGGAAGTCGTTTTGGCTGAACCCGACTGCGGGACGTTGCGGAAGCCGACCGTGAAGTTTTCATCGGGCAGCGTGACCGTGCGGGCAGCCGAGGGGCCGCTGAACGTGATGACCTGGCTAAACACCGGGATCGACGTTGCCGCATTCGGCAGTGTAACCGTGCGGCTTGCAGAGAGCGTGGTCGGGGTCAGCGTGACGGCATACGAGTTAGTTCCGCCTGCGCGACCTGCCAGCACTACGGCGTCCTGCGTAGCAGCCGCCTCAGAGCGCACCGCATTGGCAGCGCGAAACGTCTGCGCCGCCGTAAAAGTCTGCGCCGTACCGACCACTGCAATCGTGTCGGTCGCGGCGGGCAGCGTCAGCGTGTTGGTGCCTGCTATGGCCGTCGCGTTCAGCGTAATCGTGCCGGAGGTCGCGCCAGTCAGTTTCAACAGGCCGCTGCCAAGCGTCTGCGCGGCGGTGAAGGTGTTTGCCGTGCTAGTCACTAGCGTCAGCAGGTTCGTGCCGGTCAGTTTGTAGTTAGCGCCAGAGCGTGCAATGACGTACTCGTCGCCAGCTTGTGCCGGAGCGCCCGAAGTTAACTGACTAATTTTGCTATCGGCCATAAATTACTCCAACAGAATGAGGTCGCCGTCTTCAAGTAATAAATTTGAACCATCTTCTTTCAGCAAATTGCTTACAAAAACATCAATCGGCGCGCTTACAAACGCAATGACTCCCCCTAGCCCTAGGGCCAAGGAGTTGCGCAGCGGTATGCCGAAAAATCGCGCCATGCTTAATTCTGGTTAATAGGCTTTGCGTAAACAACGCCGTCAGAAGACACGCGAATCGCCGACACGCGCCACGGGGCGCCCGTACCATTCGGCACCACGAACGGAATCGGCGTGTTGGCTGGGATCGGGGTGTCCGAGGTAGTCGCCGTCACGCCTTCGCCCACGCGGATGTAGGCGGCGGTCGTACACCACACCACCACGCCTTCGGGGCCGGGATTCCATGTGGAGGTAGACCCCGCCGTTCCCGTGTAGGAAGCGGTGAAGGCCGGGTATTCGTCAAGGGGATTCAAAAGTTCCATGTCTTAACCTCAAGCGAGGAATTTGAGCTTGTAAAGGGTCGAAAGGTACAGCGATACGATCTCATCCAAGATGTTCTGTATCGCAGAATCTTTTTCGTCGCAGACTTTGTAGCGGTTGGCTTCAATGTCGGCGAGCGAATCTGTCAGAAACTCGATGATGTTTCCCTGCTTCTTTGCAGATTGCAGGGTTATCGGGCCAATCAGCCCGTGACGGCCTTGGTAGGCTTCGGCAA